GTTTCCCTTTAGCGCCTTGTGTTTGAAGTATTTTAAAAGTCCTGTCATCATGTCGCCAGTCCACAGGTCTTTTTTCAAAATATAGCATCCAGCCTATAAATTCTTCGTATGGCATCTTTTCAGCTAGCTCATACACTGGCATTTTAAGATGATATGCTAATTCAAATACTTCCAAGTCACCTTCAGGAAGAGTTACTTCCCCGCTTTCTCAGCACTCAATCCTGAAAATTTCATTATATCACCTGAGAGTTTAGAGAGCTCATCCATGGGGAAGTTCTCAAAGTCGTCATCTGAGAGTTGATTGCCACCCTCAACACTAGAAGCAATAATGGTTTTTAACATATCAAAACCTGCTTCATCATCTGCGTCTTCTGACTCGACCTCTTTCGCTGCTGACTGCATCTGCTTGACCTGGGCCACTGTTAATTTCGTAATAGTGACATCTTCGTTTAAGAACTTAACTTTTTTGGTCAATTTCTTTCCTACCAAGCTTTTAATTCCAGCGTTGATTTCTACCATTTTATTCTCCTGATATTTGTTTCTTTAATGTATGTAAAATAGCTAATGTTTCGAATATCTCATTTGACTTTGTTTGGTCGTTCGCAAAGTCTGATACCCGATTGAAGGTCTTGTCTATGCTGATCTCCACGTTACGCAACATGTGTGAACGTGTTGTCCGCAGCACATACTCCTTACTGAATGGTTTAAGTTGTGCAGTCATATCTCAATATTATGTTATAGAAAAAGACCTAGATTGTAAATGCACCATAGAAGTCAGACTGAATAGACAGTGTGACTGTAGCAATGTTCGCATCTGTTAAACTAGGCTGTACAGAAAATGCTTCAATCTTACCTAACCAATACCACAAGGTATTAGGCACTGTACCTAAACCACTGGCATCTGTTGCATACTTGTCAGTACCTGGATCTGTATTAAGCATAGCAAATCTGAAAATGTACTGATTACCGTCTCCTACTGAAGACCCTAGAAGTGAAGCTGCGTCATCCCAGTCAGTACCAACAAAGTTGATCTGTAATTCAAGGTTAGGCGCATCAGACTGTCCCTGAATCTGTTGAGAGGTAGATTGTCCGTACGTTGGAACATTCACAATGTTTGGCGGTGTACCCATTGCTGGGAACTCCCGAACATTCTGAATACGAACAAACTCATCGGTAGCGGCTGTGGGTGTGTCTGATACAGCCAGCTCATCGCCAAACATTGCTGCAAAGCCCGCAGCATCATAACTTGCCGGTACTGCGGCAGCGTCAACATTCATTGCCATATCTGAGAACAGCCCAGCACCGATTGAATTTATATGTGACATTAGTTTACTCCGAAAAATTTGAAATTGATTGTGTACGATGATCTGAAGAGCGCTTTGTTGTCTGCATCAAATGCTTTGTGCACCAAGGTGCTATCAAAACACTGAGTACCTCCAAGCGTCTCTCCACTTAAGAAATCATCTAGTTTGTCAGCAATTGCAGAGGCACGCGAAGTACCTTGTCCTGCAGCTGTGAATATGTCAATTATAAGAATACCATTAACAGAATTTCTATTCACCCCTTCAGATGAAGGGATAACAGCAACGCGTATGAATTCTGCATCACTTGTCAGTGAAGTAAAGTTAGAGGGAACTGTCAGGATGTCTTCAGCTTGCCATTCAGCTGTACCAAAAACCCCATAAACCCCTGCTTCTACATCTGTAAACTTACCCATCAGAAATCTCCAATGAGGTTATAAATTGACCGTTGTAAATAATAGGTCCGATAGACCATGATTCACCTTCCATAACTAACTTGCCATACCTCGACACATCAATCACTTCTGTTGATCTTATTAATATTTCTCTCGTAGTGGTGTTTGCCTTGCTCTTTTTAGAATCAACGATAACAAGTTCTACATTTTTTGTTATCGATTCTCCTGACGCAACCCTTGTGCTAAAGTCAAAGGCAGAGTCAGACAAGTCTGTTAACACTGCAGGCAGTGCCAGGTCTTGTAATGCATTAAAAGCTTTGACTAGAGCTTTCTCGATCTTAGCTTTCAAGGCCATTAGTTAGCCCTCCACCAGATGCCGCTTGAATTGTCTATTAGCGGTCTTAATAGTTTGGAGACTATTGAAGGAATCCTAGGTGGATCCTTAAGTTGCTTCACCTCGATTGTACTCACTTTGACATCTAGTAGGCTCCCTGTATCGTTACTAATACTCTCATTTAAGAGCAAGTGGTAAGCTTGCTCAAAGGTAGCACGTAATACACGAGCAGGAGCGACTCCCATTTGGACAACCAGCCCTAACCTTGGATCAAAATACTCCCCTACTCTAGGGAAACCGAGCAGTTGATCCTCAGTCACAGCTACACCCGTCCAAGCAACATCATCAATCATCTGGGTGGCTGTTATCAACAGAGCTTCTTTAGCGGAACTGCCGGACCATTCTCCTTTGTTGGCAGTTTCCGAAAAGTAAGTGTCAGCTTCAGCAACAGTGACGTATGAATTTGTACCCTTAACGAGCGCCATGTTCTTAGTCGTGGAAGACTGGTAAGATGCCTAATGATAACGCAGAAGTAGCTTTACGTTTCCAAATACCCGTAGCTGTTCCGATAGCAATGTTAGCATCCAGTAATGGAAGCCCTACACTATCTACGTCATTACAACCAGAATAGGTAGCATCAGAAGCAAATGTTGTAGTAGAGCCTACCCAATCGTAGCCAGCTGGATGCATAACATAGCCCCAACGATACCAGATATCAGTTTTACCACCACCGCGATAAGAGGAACCCTTACGTGTGATCTCTACATCTTCGTCAATAATCAAGTTTTCTTTAGCAATAGCTCCTGGTAACACAATGAAGCTAGTCTCACCTGCGTTAGAGATATCATCACCACCACCTGTGTTAAGCTTGGTTATCTCTGTACCTAAGAAGCGAGTGGTAGATCGTGTTGAGATTAAACGAAATTTACCGTTGAAAATAGTCTCAAATTCAACATTCGCATCCTGGACACGACTTTGGTCTACTAAGTTAGCTGCACGTAATGAAGCCATCACTTTAGGTGATGTTACTAAGTAAGCCCACTCTGGCTCATAGTCTTTCCAAGCCATACCAATAGCATCTAAGAAGCCTTGAGCACGCTGTGCTCCTTGGGCTATGGTTGATGCATCAATAATCAACTTGCTACCTAGCTCTACATAGAAACCGTAGTCACCTGTATCTGTGTCAGACCAAGTTTGACCACCCAAGCCTGCTCCTGTACCACCAGAGGCAGCTCCTACTAATGCTTCAGACAGTGCTACCCCTTTAAGGATAGACAGTAAAGCATTGCTTTCGTCTTGTGTTCTTGTCTCAACAAAATCACGAGCCATTTTAGCTAAGCCGTCTTGTTGTGTAACGACTTTAGCCATGTTAAGTTTCTCAGCACCTGTCGCTCTTACTGACTTGACATAGTTTAGGTATGCAGAATCAGTGTTAGTAGGTGTACCGTCAGTGTTGTCGGTCAGAGAAACAGTCTCGATGGTGGGTGTTAGAGGTTTCATCCAACGCATCTGACCAATATATGTCTCACCAGCAGTGTCAATCTGGGGATTTCCGCTTGTGATACCAGTATCGGTCAGCTTCTTAGCATTTGTATATGCTTCGTCAGCGTACATACCGAGTGTTTCCTGCAGTACCAGATTCGAGTCGTTATGGACTGTAATTGTTTGTGGCATTTCTTATTATCCTTTACTTGTGTCCGCCTCTCTTTAGTTTACCGAGACGTACTTTATTAAGAACTTCTTCTTGTGACATTGATGATAAACTCTTATCACTAACATTACTTGAAGATTGTGTTGAGGGGTCGCCTCCTGAACCTGATGAGGTCTTCACATTAAAGAGATAGTCGTTATCCTCTTCAGTTGCAAAAGCTTCCACATAGGTACTGATGTCAGCAGAGCTGCTCTTGTGTACCCAGTTTCCATCTTCATCTTTGACAAGATTAGAAGATATCTCATTGAAAGCAGATTCGCTAGCTTTAGAATTCTTGAAGTCTAGCTCTGAGAGTACATTACGAAGCTCATTGTCTCTAGACAATACTTCAATCTTCTTATCCTTTACTCTGCTTGCTTCTTCAGCTTCAAAGGTTTTACGCTTTTCCTCTGCTAGTTCTGCTTCGAAGGCTTCTTTATTCTTCCCATCAGCCTTTAGCTTATCTATCTCTTCTTGTCGTTGCTTATCCTCAAAACCAGCTACTTTAATTTGTAACTCATCTCTAGAGGAGTAAGCATTGTCCAATTTACCTTTGATGTCCTTTATGGCATCTTTTACGGTAGCTGCTATCTTCTCATCTAATGCAGTCTGCGTAATGTTAATAGTAGGGTTAGTAGTATCGGGACTACTGCTATCTGTTATATCTTCAGCCATTATATTTGTTACCTTTGAGTACGACTCTGTAAGAACTTCTTACGTCAACCAATACCATACCAAGCATAGTCTTCTTTAAAACCATCTGGTAGGTCTCTTAATATATCTTCTTTCTTTAGTAAGTCAGATTCAAGCATTAATTTACCACCTAT